GCTAATGCTTTTTCTTGTTTTGTTAATTGTGCAGCAGAACTTTTACCTGTCATTTCAAACGCTTTAGTTTGTACTTCTGCTTCGTTTATAGCGATACCATAAGTTTTAAGACTTTCACGCTCACCAAGGAGTGCTTTAGTAAATGCTTCTAATACTGGTTGAGCACCACCCTGGACATTGTTGAACGCTGCGACGTCCCCAGCTACAACGGTTAATGCTTGTGATAAATTAGCACTTTCTTCAGCTGTAAATGCAATACCCTGTAATACTTGTCCAGATGTTTTTAATAAATCTTGTAATTCAAAATTTGCTAAACCAGCTTTATTTGCAAACTCTTCTACGAATGCGTTTAGTTCTGCCCCACTTTCACCAAATACAACATCAAATGCTGATCCAGCTTCTTTAGCACTAGAAGCCAAATCAACCATTTCTTTACCAACGGTTACTGCTGCAACTGACGCTAAACCTAATCCTGCTACTGTAGCTTTACCAATAGTTCCTGCAACACTACCAAATGTATTTAATGCTTTTTGTCCCTTTGTTAATGATTTAACAAACTGGTCGGTTTTACCGACTATTGCTATTGATACTTTCTTTTCAAATGCCATTATTTAATTGCCCTTGTTAATGCGTCATACATACGTTCATTGTATGTTTCCAATATTTCGTTTTGATTTCTACTAATAGTTTTACCTACAACATAACCTTGTTTACCTAATTTAGTAAATGAACTGTCGCCACGATCTCTTTGGTTGCCAATCCATTTTCTATATGGAAACTTAGCACCTGGTCTTGAATGTGGTAAACGTCCTACTTCTGAAGCAGTTATTGCCCTAGTTTTGCCACCACGAACTGGTACATATTGAAACCTACGACCAAACTCCATAGATAAAGCTGTTGGGTATCTATCGTTTGATTTAATATTGATTTTTGCTTCGGATCTAGTTCCTGAAGCTGTCATACCCATAACAGAACGATTAGCTTTTGGTACTGGTTGTTTACGTCCTAACGTACGGCTTTCTGTTAATTGTTCTTTTGCTATTTCTCTATGAAACTTTGATAATGTTTTAAGAACGTCTTTTTTACCGTATTGTTTTAATTCTTTAACAAGTTCTCTAACTTCGCTGTTATCTATTGCTAAATCGGTTTTTTTAAATGTTCTTGCCATAATTATCGTATTTCTTGTTTATAACTCTTACTAATGCGTAAAACATTTCTAAATCAAGTTCTGCAAGTTCTTGTGGACTTATACCAGTTTCAACTGCTATTGTTGCAATTAAATCCTGAAAACCACTTATGCTTTTAAATTATCACTTGATCCATTAATGTCTAGTTCTTCAACTAAACCAATCCAGGTATCGTAATCTTCAGTTACGCCATTTCTTTTAGCACCTAACCAAGCTAAATATAAAAGCCACTCATAACGACTTTCTTCGTTTAGCTTGGATATTGGTACATTAAATTTGCGTTCAAACTGAACAATATCTATTGGTTTAATTTTTACTTCAAACTTCTTGCCGTCTTGCATAACGACAATCATATTGCCCATTATGAAGTTGCTCTAGTTATTGTTCCAGATGTTGGAAACGTTACGGACATAGTTGCAAGTTCACCAACGCCATTTGCTACTGGTATGTGTTGATTTACAAGCACATCACCAGAATAGCTTGGGTTAGTAGCACTTACAGCACTAGATGTTGGTTTAACAACAAATGCTGTTGTTGTACCTAACAATGGCCATAATGTAGCGTCCACTTCTGAAGCTGCGAAGTCTTGTTGAAACTCTATAGATAATTCACCTGATTTCAAACCACCTGTTCGTGATTGAAAAGTATCGCCCATAGCCGTTGTAATAATTTCGTCAGCTGTAATGTCTAATGTAACACTTGCAACGTGGTCTGATAGATCAACGCTATTCAAGGTTACACTAGCGTCTGTTAAAACAAATTTTGCCAATGTAAACTCCTTTCAAGTCTAATTTTATAGTTTAGTAAAGAAGTTAAGTTGTGTGTGTTATTCTATGCCGATTGTTGCGTGTATTGAAAAACTAGGATCAGTTCCACTAATTGTATAATTTAGTCGCCAATAGTCATCTGTAATTGATCCAGCTACACTTTGAAAATCTGCACCTATTGCAGTTATATCTGTAAATGTTATTTGGTCTGTTGGACTTGTAAAACTAGCGTTGTCATCTGATTGTAATTTAAACGTAACTGTTGGTGATGATGTTCCACTTACACCATAACAATGTATTGCTGCATAAATCTTTTCATCTGCACCAACTGCACCTAATTGTACACCTGTTGAATTACCAGTAGCAGTTAAATCGCTATCAAGTTCAATAGTACCCCTAACAACAATATCTGATGATTGTGATTTAGAAATACTAAATGGTGCTATCTCGCCAATAGATCCAAACATAGAATAAGTAAATAATGTTGATTTCATAAAGTATGCAGTATTGCCTACACCTGCGTCTGGTACTGTTGTAACAATTAATTCGTTGCCTACAGACGCACCTAATAAAGCGTCTGGTTTGTTTTGACCAGCTTCATAAAAACCGTCCATTGATATAGTGCTATCTTTTAAGCCCCCTAGTTTTTCCCTAAAGCCACCACTATTTATAACCGTTGCGTCTAATTCTTCAGCGTTAATTTCCAGGTTTACACTGGTTATGTGGCTAGATAAATCGTAACCACCTGTAAAAACTTTACCGTCATTAAATACAAATTTAGCCATTATCTACTTCCCACGCTTCATTAATGTTTGGTGTATTTTTATCATCTGCTTTATATGTTCCGTCTTTTTTTCTTGCACGTCTTTTTTTAATAGTAATAGGTTCTATGTGTCCACCCTTTATTAATGACTTAGCAACATTTTCATCATCAATAGTTATAGTTTCGCCTTTTACTTTATCCATAACTTTTTTATTACCAATAATTTTATATTTAGCCATTACGAACCTTTCGTGTAAACTTCAATACTTAAATTAGCACCAACACCGTCAATGCCGTTTAAATTAACATCTGCTGCGTAATTAGACACATTAACAACTCTAGCGTCTGTATCATCAAGTCCTAAAGTTCTATTATTAAATATTACTTGTCTAACACTAGAACTACCACTACCTGTAATAAAAGCGTCTAGTTTATCTTGTGCAGTTCTACTATCAGCACGTTGTACAGCTATTAATAAATCAAATGTATATAGATCAGTTCCCCTTTGCATAGCTAAATCAAACTCTATATCTGTTGGTAAAACTATTGCTACTGGAAAGTTTATTGCGTTATCTGGAACTGTATCGTAACAACGTAACCCACTTATTGTTCCTATGGTTGTTTTTAAACCATCACGTATTTCGGCTAGTGTAGCCATTAAGATACACCTAAAACTGTGCCTTTACGAAATGGTGCAATTAATCGTGTTATTTCTCTGTTTTGTTGAATATTGACTACGCCAAAATCCCCAACACCTGCAACGCCTAATGGTGCATTACGCATAGCAAATAATTCACTAGCTAACATTAATGTAGCTTGTTTGATTTGTGTTGGAACACTTGGATAACCCCAATTTGCAGTTATTTCGGCACGTGGCCTGTTACTTGAATAATCTAGTGGCCATTCGTGGTTGCCATCGCTTATTAATTCTACAATATAATAAGGATTGCCTGTAATACCACCAACAATGCCGTTTATAGGTAAAACCTGGTATTGATCTGCACTAACGGTAATTTCGTATGTACCGTCATCATCATCATCGTATTTAACTACTAAATCAGTAGTTGTTGAAATATCATCTACACGTAATCGGTATAAATCATTTGTAAAAAATTTACGTGCAGTTGCCGAACCATCTTGGTAAAAGTATCGTCCACAAAAAGCGTCTATTTGCCTTGACGCTGCGTTTACTGCGTCATCAATTAAAGTATCGTCTGCTGTATCGCTTGTAGGTATGCCAACAAACGTCTTTAATTCATCTTGTGTACAGTAACCGTTAGTAATAGCCATAAGGTTTATCTACCTTTCTTTCGGCCTTTACCTTTGCCACCTTTCATTTTTTTACCGTAATGTTTTGGCATTAAATCCTACTTGTCTTTTATAACTTTTTTTTCAGCTTTAGGTTTTTTATCTTTAGTTTCAATTTTACCACCAGCTTCTTTAATAGCTTTTTTAACTTCTTCAGCACGATCTGCCTTACCATAAATTTCGTAATTCTTTAATTCTTTTTTAAGTGCTTCTATTAATTTTTCGTTTGCCATAATTCTTTCCCTAAGCAGTTTGGTGTATCTATTGCTAGACACACCAAGACTACTATTTTAATTAAAAGGTTGGTGTTACCAATCCTGTTCCACTCATCTTTGAAATACCAAGTGGGTATCTTCCAGAAGCAAAAGCAACATAACCATAAACAACCATTTTAGTTGTTAATGATCCAGCGTTTGTTTCCTCAAATTTAAGTTGGAATAAACTATCTTCAAATAAGATATGGTCATCAGCTTTAACTAAGTAAATTTGATCCTCGTTAGTACCTGCACCTGCGTTTGTTACAACGTTAGCGTCTGTAATAACTGGAATACCTAGTAATGAACCAACTACGTTTCCATATTTAGCTGCTTCACCAACACCTACTGCGTTGTCTGGGTTATTACCAGCTGGAACAACTAATGGACGGTTTGTACTGTCCACACCTGCTGTAATGAAACCCCAACGTCTTGGGTGCATAATAAATGCTGTTGGTGGTGCAAATCTATTTGAATTGATTTCTTGAACTTGATCTGCAAGTTTAGGATATAATTCGCCAACTGTTGGACTTGCGTCTGTGTAAGTTGTTTCATTAACACCTGAAACTGAAGCAATACCTAATGGTTGTCCAGATGAACCAGAACCGTTAAGCATTAAGTTATCAAGTTTTGTGTAATATGCTGCAACTAAGTCTTGGAATATAATGTTTTCCAATGA